ATTTCGGGATTGTAGCGCACCCCCGGGATGTGGTGTAATCCGAAACGCTTCAGGCAGAACCGATACCGGATAGATCAAAATTCGGGAAAGGATTAAGCCGAGTTATCAACAGGACATCCAATTGTGATGGGCGTGATAACTCGGCCCTTCGCCATATATGCACGCCAAATGCTAAGAAGGACGCGGCATTTGGGGCCGTGTGGAGGGGAGTGCCTCCCGCGCGTAGAAGGAACGAACCTGTCGCCGGACGACAACTTCGTTCGAACCCTATTCACACCCCGCACACACCACACACCGGCTTCAAAACCCGCGTCCTTCTTAGAGCTTGGCGTGATCGGAAGCGTGATGTTTCAGAGGCCCTTTATTCACTCTCCGGGCCGGAAGCTTAATCCGAAGAATAAATGGGACTAATCCCCTCCCCCCTGTCAAGATCGACGTTCCTTCCGGCTCTTACGCGCGAAAGGAAGAGGAAGGCGGCGCAAGGGACGTTCTTTTCGTTGCCCGGCCGGTGCCCGGATGATAAAATGGGCGAAATCTGAGACATTCGGAGTGCGGCCAAGTGGCAAGAAAGATGACGAACAAGCGGGTGCCCGACGCCGAGCGCGAGCCGTGGCTCGTCCGCATGGAGTCGATTCCGGCCAACCCGGAGACGGTGGAGTACTGGGAAGAAATCACCGGGATGCAGCTGGACGGGCTGCGCGAAGCGGTGGGTACCCAGTCGGGCTACGTCCATGCGTCGCGGATCGAGCAATGTGCCCGGGCGATCTTGATGGTGTGCGCCACCGCTATCGATCAGGAGACGACGCTTTATAAGGCGTGCCGCCACTTGAATTTCCCTTACCCCACGGTGCTGGGGTGGCGCCGCCGCATGCCGGTCGTAGATCAGGCGATTGAAGTCATCGAGCAGGTGCTGAACGCCCGGGTCGACCACGAGATCTATGAACGCGCCGTCGAGGGGTGGGATGAGGACGTCTGGCACCAAGGCACCCCGGTAGGGGTGAAGCGGGTGCGAGACCACGCGCTGCTGCGGTTCTACGCCGAGTCGAATGACCCGAAGTACACGCCGAAGCAAAAAATCGAGAAGAAAATTACCGGCTCTGGCGAAAACGGCGCGGTGGTGATCGATTCGAACCTGCTGCGCGGACTATCGGACCAGGAGCTGGAGTTCCTTGAAAAGATGGTGGCCAAAAAGGCCGAGGAACAGTAATGGGAGCCCCCGGTCCCGTGATCCTGATGGACATGATCCGCCGGGAGCGGCTACGGCGTGCGGCTGAGGGTTCGCTCGTCGAGTTCATCCGGCAGGCGTGGCCGGTGATCGAGCCCGGTGTCGAGTTCCGCGACAACTGGCATCTCCATGCGATGGCCGATCATCTGGAGGCACTGACGCACGGCGAGATTGACAACCTGATCCTGAACATACCGCCGGGCTGTATGAAATCGCTTCTCACGTCGGTCGCCTGGCCGGTGTGGGAGTGGCTGGGGAATCCCTCGTTGCGGTACATGTGCGCCTCCTACGGCTCGGATCTCTCGATCCGGGACACGCTAAAAACCCGCGACATCCTGCTCTCGGAGTGGTTCCAGTCCAATTGGCCCGACATCCGCATCAAGCCGGGTGAGGATCAGAAGACCAAGTACGCGCTGGTCAATGGCGGATGGCGGATGGCCACCTCTACCGGCGGCCGGGCGACGGGTGAGCACCCGGACCGCAAAATCGTGGACGATCCGCACAACGCCAAGCAGGCGGAATCGGATGCTGAGCGGCAAATGGCGCTGGACTGGTTCGACCGCACCCTTTCTACCCGCGGTGAGTCCCGGGGTGCGAAAACGATCGTAGTCATGCAGCGGCTGCACGAGAACGACCTCACCGGCCACATCTTGGAAAAGATGCAGGATCTCGGCAACTACGAGCTTCTGTGCCTGCCGATGGAGTTCGAGGGCGACCGCCGGGTGACCTCGATCGGCTGGTCCGATCCCCGGCGTGAGGTGGGCGATCTGCTCTGGCCCGAGATGTTTAACGAGAAATCGGTCCATAAGCTGCGGGTCACGTTGGGTGAATACGGCGCCGCGGGCCAGTTGCAGCAGCGCCCATCCCCGGCCGGCGGCGGCATCATCAAGACCGCGCATTTCCAGCTATGGCCAGCGAAAAAGCCACTGCCCGCATTTGACTACGTGCTCCAGTCGTACGACACCGCGTACTCGGAAAAGACGACCGGCGACCCCTCGACTTGCACGGTGTGGGGTGTTTTCACCTATGATGACGGCTCCGGCCGCCGGGGTGCGATGCTGTTGGATGCTTGGGCCGAGCGGATCTCATACCCAACGCTTCGCGAGCGGGTTATCAACGATTGGTCGGAGCTTTACGCCGCGGACCCAAAATCCGGTCGACGGGGGCGGCGGGCGGACAACATCTTGGTTGAGGAGAAATCTTCCGGGATTTCGCTGCTGCAGGATCTGCGCCTTGCCAACGTCCCTGCGATGGCGTACAATCCGGGCAGGGCGGACAAAATAGCGCGGGCACATCGCGCGACCCCGCTGCTCGAAACCGAATGCTTTTACATCCCAGAATCCGGTGCTGAAGCCGGGAAACCCGCAACATGGGCTCGTGAGTTCCTCGCGCAATGCGAGAAGTTCCCGAACGCGGCCAATGACGATTACGTCGACACCTGGACCCAGGCCACGATCTGGCTGCGGGACAACGGGTGGCTGGATTTGCAGGTGTATGAAGAGCATGAACCCGAGTACGCGGACGATCGCCGCAGAATAGTAAACCCGTACGGAGCATAAAGGACCCGCCAATGGCTGACCGAATCACCGCATCGCCGCAGAATGCTGCACTGGCCGCGATTGCTCAACGACTGCAGGCGGCAAAAGAGTTCGGCAACCGAGCGCAAATCCCGGTCATCGACATGGGGGTGGGCGATCTGCTGCTCGGCCGGGCTCCAGAGGAAATGCAGGAGTGGTCGTACGGCAACGCCCCGATGCGGGTGGTCGGCGGCGGCACCGGCTCGTTGATTCCACAGCTCAAGACCGGCCGCGCCGAAGGGCTGGCCGACACCGCGTTTTTGGGCGCCGACATCGCCGGTATCGGAGCGCTCGGGCTAAAAGGCGCGGGAGCTCTCGGGCGGATGGCTGCGCGGCAGATTCCCACCGCCACGCCCTCCGAATCGCGACGGGGCTTCCTGCGCACCGTCGGGGGTCTCGGAGCCGCTGCGGCGGCCTCGGCGGTACCTACCCCCGTGCGGCAAGTGCTAGAGGAAGGAGCGGCCCCTCTTGCCCGCGCAGCCGCAGCGACCGCTGAGGAAGTGGCACCGATGGCAGCCCGCCGTGCGGCCGTCCCGCTTTGGTCGTCGCTTTCGCGCATGATGGCCGACCACGCAGACTTCCTCACCCGCGATGTGATCGATGTTGCCGGGGATATGGCTGAACCGTTGTCCATCGCCCGCCACGGTACCGTCGACGACCTGCTGGAGATCGGTTTCTCGCCCGATCAGGCCGACGAACTGGTACGCATTGCCCGCGACATCCCGGAGGAACAATTCGGGGATTTCCTCGACGCCATCCAGGGTGGCCGCCCGGTCAGCATGCCGGAAGAGGACTGGCAGCGACTACTCGACGAGGTGGGCGATCAATACGAACTTGATGAAGAAATTTGGGAGTAACCGAAAAATGGCCGGCGCACTTTCCCGTATTGCCCGACGGATCGCACAGGGTTTCACCCGCCCCGCATACCATGGCACGCGATCGGCGGAAATTTTGGAAGATGTTTTGAAGCCCGGTGAGGGCACCGCCGATCGGATGCTCGGCCCACATTTCGCGGCGGATCCCCGGATGACCGACGCGTTCACGGTAGGCGATTATGCGATCAACCCCTCGGCATGGTCCCCGCAGCCCGGGCTCACTTCCGAGTCGGGGTCGGCACTACACCCCGGGGGTAACGTCCTGCCGGTGTGGCTCCGGGGTGAGTTCAAACGCGTCGAGGGTGATTCTCAATGGGGGCCGCTGCGATCGGAAATCCTCGAACAGGTGTCCCCCGATGATTTCATCGAGTGGTACATGCGCAGTCGCCGGACTGGCCGTGAGGCGCCGGAGGAGCTGATCCGCCGGTACGAACGCGGCGACCCGCTGTTGGTGAATTCCCGATTCGAACCGCTGCCGCTGGAGCGCGTCGCACAACTGATCCCGGAGGGCATCGATCCGACCCGCGAGTACGCGAGGCTCCGGTTCCAGGACCCCGAAATGCCGCGTGGGATGCTCCCGATCTATGGCTACGAATCGCCGGCCAAGTTGATCGAAGATTACGACGCTTATATGTTCTCCAACATCCCCGGGCTTGAACGCGCCGCCCGCGCATATGCCAATAAACTTGGCCGCGAGGGGTTCTCGGGCATCGAGTATATCAACCAGTCACCCGGCGAAACCCGGGGCGTCGCCGATCCCCGCGCTTACATCGTCACTGACCCCTCAGCCGTGCGGTCCTGGTTCGCGGATTTCGACCCCGATAAATCCGGCCGTGCGGGACTGGGGTTTGCTGCCGGGGGTTTGGCTCGCGCCGCTTCCTACCTGATGCCCGACGCCTCCCGAATTTATGAGGAGTCGGTCGAGTTCGGCCGCCAGTTTCCCCGCGCCAGCGAAGATGGTCCCGGTGACGCCGCCCGCCACGCTTACGCCGCTTCCCGTCTTGCCCGCCGGTACGGCCCCGGCACTACTCGGCTGATGGGCGGGTTGTACGAGATGCTCTCGTTGGGTGCCGACCGTCGCTCGACGCGGATGGATGAGTACAACAATGAAGCCGGGATTCGGCTGGCAGGGATGGAAGACGCCGCCGCCCGTGATAAAATCCGGGAAATGATCGAACGCGGTCAACTCGAAACGTTGCCGGCCGGCTCCGGCGGAGGATATTGATAAAATGGCTACCCCCCGTATTCCCACCCGTGGTACCCGGTTCATCAACCCTGAAGCCGAGCGCATGCGGGGTATGTCCGCGCTTGAGGCCTTGCGCGGTTATGCCGGCGCACCCAGCCGAGCTTCTGTCATGTATCCGGGATCACAGCAGGGGTATGAAGCTGGTGAGCTCACTGGAATGGCCGAAATGCTCATTCCTGGCGCTAGCATGGCCAAAGGCGCGCTCGGGGCTATGCTCGCTGGTGTGATCAAGCCGCGTGGCGGGAACTGGATTCCTGGCGACGTTGAAAGTTCCATCAGCAATTGGTTTGAAAGGCTCGGTGAAACCGATCCACAACGGCTTGCGGCGCTGCGTGAGCAGATGGGCAATCCCGAGTTGGGTCGTTCTGGAGAGGCGCTCGGGCGCTGGATTGAAGGCCCGCTAACCAAGTACCTCAAGCGCGACATCGGCACCGAGCAAGATCCGGTGCGGCGACTGTTCGATGAGGGTGTTTACCATGTGCCACCCGAGTCGTTGATGGATTACCGGGATATGGCGGATGCGGATCTGGCCCTTAAACGACAGATGCTCGATCAGCCCCGCGAACCATTGTCCTCCGGCGAGGGCCGGTACTGGGAGAACCTTGTTGATGAGATGATCGTCGGCGGCCCGGCATCGGAGTACACAACTCCGGTTTCTCCAGCATGGATGCAAAAAGACCCAACCGCGACGGTGTATCATTTCGGCCCGTCAACTTGGAGCCGTCTGTTCCCCGAAAACGCATTGGGGCTCAGTCACATCACCGACGAGCTGGATAACTCGCTCATGGGTGAGGCGGGCGGACTGCCCCGGAAATTCTGGCTCACGCCCGAAAAGATGGAACAGATGGGCATGGAGAAGGCCGTCCGCCACGTCGATGCTATCAACAAATGGCGAGCAGAGCAGAAAATCGCTGCAAATCAGGAGCTCGCCAACAAAGCATTGGCCATCCGAGAGTATCCCGACACTCCGGAGCTACCTAACCCCAAAGGGTTGCGGTGGGTGGAGTTGCGGGCACCTGAAGGAACAAACACAGCCTATGTGGGTGCGGGTGAATATGAAGATCCGGCAGCAAACGAATTGGCTAAGCAACTGAAGTATGAGGGCGATGTTATGGGCCACTGCGTCGGCGGCTACTGCCCCGATGTACTGGAAGGAAAATCCCGGATCTTCTCGCTTCGTGACGCCAAGGGTGAGCCTCACGTGACGGTCGAGGTTAAACCCGCCGGGGAGTGGGTAGGAAGGCCGGGGGCTGTGGACGAAAATCCTATCATCAAGAACGAATGGCCCGAGTTTTACAGGGATTTGGTCAGGCGCGTGAACGGAAATCCCTCACCGGGGGACATCGCTACCTTCAAAGATTACATGCTATCCAAATACCCCGATGATCAATCGGTGGCGTCATTCTTCGGCCCCGCGTTCAAAATTGAACAGATCAAGGGCAAAGCTAACAAACGGCCGAAGGACGAGTACCTACCCTTTGTGCAGGATTTTGTTCGCAACAACCCGCTAGGTGCGCGGTGGAATGAAGTACGCGATGTTGAAAACACCGGCCTCCGCCGATCGACGGATCTCTGGAATGAGAACGAACGACGGCGCATTCGAGAAGCCGGTGTCGAAATCCCGGACTATGTTACTGGCGGCGAAATGAAGGATATAAACATTCGAGTATGGCCGGACGACGCAGCTTATAGTAGTGTCCCCAAATGGTTTGCTGATGGCGGTGTGGTGCGTGCACCGGCCGGCAACTGGCGGCGAATGGATCTTGGTGGTACAATCGGGTACTTGATGGAGGGCTGACACCATGCCGCTGAAGAAAGGAAAGAGCCGCAAGACGATTTCGGAAAACATTAAGACCGAAATGGAAGCGGGCCGGCCTCAGAAACAAGCGGTGGCTATCGCCCTCGAGACCGCGCGCCGGAGTGGTGCGAAGACCCCGAAGAAAGGAAAGAAGTGATATGGCTCTCGGCATGAACCCGCTGGGCGAAGGCGATTTGCCCGAAGACTACATCGAGAACGCCGATGGTTCGGTGGAGATCCCGGAACTCGAAACTACCGAGTTGAACACCGAGGATTTTTACCAGAACTTGGCCGAAGCGCTGCCTGAAGACGAGCTGCGGGCGGTGGCCGATGACCTGATCGAACTCATCGAGCGCGACCGCGAAGCGCGCAAAAAGCGCGACGAGCAGTACGAAGAAGGCATCCGCCGCACCGGGCTGGGCAACGACGCCCCCGGGGGCGCGGAGTTCGATGGCGCCTCCCGCGTCGTCCATCCGGTGATGGCTGAGGCGTCGGTCGATTTTGCATCGGCAGCGATCAAGGAGCTGTTCCCGGCGTCGGGTCCGGTCCGCACTGACTTCGTGGGCGAACTCGACCGGGTGGTAATCGAGCGCGGCGAGCGCAAGCGCGAGTTCATGAACTGGCAGCTCACGCACCAGATGGCCGAGTACTACGACGAGATGGAACAGCTGCTGTCGCAGCTCCCGCTCGGCGGCTCGCAGTACATGAAGGTGCGGTACGATTCGACGCTGCGCCGCCCGGTTGCGGAGTTCGTGCCGATCGACGAGATTCTGGTGCCGTACGCGGCAACTAATTTCTACACGGCGCCCCGCGTCACCCATCGCCAGCTGGTCACCCGCCAGCAATTCGAAGAGCGGATCGAATCGGGGCTTTACATCGATGTCGGCGGTGCCGCCCCGACGAACTCCCCGGAACAAACTTCCGCGGCCATCGCCACCGATCGGGTGGAGGGTGCCGAGGAAACCGCGTACAACGAGGACGGGCTGCGCGCGGTGCTGGAGGTGTACGCGTGGCGCACCCTCTCGGACGATCTGGCCGGGGGCGCCGCGGCACCGTACGTGATCCACATCGACGAGCACACCGAGCGGGTGCTGGGGGTGTTCCGGAATTGGGATGATCAGGATCCGAGTTTCAAGAAGCTCGACTGGATCGTAGAATTCAAGTTCATCCCGTGGCGGGGCGCCTACGGCATCGGGCTGCCCCACCTAATCGGCGGGCTTTCGGCTGCACTTACCGGGGCGCTTCGCGCGCTGCTCGATTCGGCGCACATCAACAACGCGGCCTCGATGCTCAAGCTAAAATCTGGCCGGGTGGTGGGGCAGAACACCCAGGTTGCGATCACCCAAGTGACCGACATCGAGGCGCCAGCGAACATCGACGATATCCGTAAGATTGCGATGCCGATGCCGTTTAATCCGCCGTCACCGGTATTGTTCCAGCTGCTGGGGTTCCTGAACGAGTCGGCAAAGGGTGTGGTGTCGACCGCTGAGGAAAAGATCGCGGAGGCTGGCAACCAGATGCCAGTGGGCACCGCGATGGCGCTGATCGAGCAGGGGTCGAAAGTTTTCTCGGCAATCCATGGGCGCCTGCACCGCAGCCAGACCCGAGTGCTGGAGATTCTGCACCGGATCAACGCCAAATTCCTCGACGTTGAGATGCAGCAGGAAGATCTCGGCAAGGTGCTTGTTACTCCGGAGGACTTCACCGGTTCGCTGGATATCATCCCGGCATCCGACCCGAACATCTTCTCGGAGGCGCAACGGTTCGCGCAGATTCAGGCGATCCTGCAGATGTCGCAGGATGCCCGGGTGCAGTGGAACGTCCATGGCATTTACCGCCGGATGTTGCAACTGATGCACGTGCAACAGCCCGACGAGATCCTGCCCGAACAGCCCGAACCGCTCACCTCGGATCCGGTGTCGGAGAACCACGTCGCAATTCAAGGCAAGCCCATCAAACCGGTGATCGAGCAGGATCACATGGCGCACATCGCGGCACACCTGGAGTATATCTCCGCGCCGTGGGTGCTACAAAACCCGCTCGTGCCGCCGCCGGTCATCGAGGCCATCCTGAACCATGTCGGGGTGCACATCGCCCATCTGCACTCGGTGGCGTACATGCAGGCGGCCAGCAATCTGGGACTCTCGGACGACTCCGCGGCGCCGCAGTTGGTGGCACAGGTCAATATGATGCTCGCGCCGCAGGTGCAGCCGATGTTGCAGCGCATCCAGCAGATCCAACAGGCGCTCGCCGCCCGCACGCCGCCGCAGCCGATGCCGCCGGAAGTGCAAGCGAGCATCCAGATCGCACAGGCCGAGACCCAGCGCCGCGCGGCTCGCGATCAGGCCGAGATCCAGATCGAGCAGCAGCGGGCGATGATGAGCCAGCAGCAGGCCGGAGCACAGATCCAGCTGCGCCAGCAGCAGGCAGCGGCTGAGCAGCAGGTCGAGGCGATGCGGCTGCAAATGAAAGCCGCGGCCGACTCGTTTGACCAGCAGTTGCGTGCCGCCCGCCAGCAATTCGAAGAGCAATTGCAGATGATGCGATTGCAAGCCGAACAGACGGCCAAGGCGCACGCACAACAGGTCGAGCTGCAAAAGAATCGCGAGGACAATGACACCCGGTTCCGTACTGAAATCCTGAAAAATACGGATGATAACGACACTCAGCTGATGATTGCCCAGCAAGATCAGGATCGCCAGTTGATTGAAGGTGTGGTACAATCTTTCATGAACAACGCCAACGGAGGCGAAAATGGCAAAGATGTCGAAGAAGATTAACCAGCACAAGCGGATGGCCATGGGCGACAGCTGCGAGCAGGGTGCGTACGCCCGTGGCGGCATGGTGAAGCCGGCCCCGGCCGCCAAGAAGTCGGCCAAAAAGTCCGGCGGCTGCTCCTGCGCCAAATGAGCGAAGATGTACTGATCACGACCTTTATCGCCCGGATGCACCAACGCATCCGGGATGAAAGTACTGACTTGTCGAATGCCCGGTTCGACAACATGTACGAGGTCGGGGTGTTCCAGGGCCGGATTCACGGCCTGCGGCAAGCGATGCAAGAACTCGAAGCAGTTCTCGAAGCACGCGAAGAGCGCTAAGATCCAAGGCTGCGGCGAATGGTCCCGTCGTCGCAGCCAGTTTTACCGGGCCGCCACAACTCGGAGAATCGAAATGATTCCAGCTTCCAGCCTCCAAGAGGCATTTCCCGACGTCAACCCCGGCGTCGTGCCGCTCGGCACTCGCGTGTTGGTGCAGCTGCGCACCGTCCGTAGCAAGACCGCATCCGGCCTCATTCTGGTCGACGACACCAAGCAATTCAACAAGGTGACCACCCAGCTGGGCCGGGTGATCCAGATCGGCCCGATCGCGTTCCGCAACCGCGAAACCGGCCGGCTGTGGCCCGAGGGTGTGTGGGCGCAGCCGGGCCATCTGGTGCGTATTCCCAAGTACGGCGGCGACCGCTTCGAGCGCAAGATCCC